ACAGAGAAACCCTGTCTCGAAAAACCAGAAAAAACAAAAAATAAAAAGGACTAAGTTGGCAGAATGCCAAAAAAATGGACGTGCAGAGCATTTTTTTCATTTATGCAATTTGGAAAGTGAATAAAACCAAATTTAATCTCTCTCAGCCGATGCAATTGACTTTGGCTTATCTAACACCACAGTGCCTTCTCCAAGTCCTGGATTTCTTGAAATCAACATCTCCATGAGACCAGTCCTAGATTTGACATTCTTCCATTTCAACTTTTTCACAAATGACTTCCAGATTAGTTCAGGATTTGGTTTGTACTCCAATCCAAAGGGAACCGATCTTGATAATAACCTAATCCAAGACCCAAGTGTAGCTTGTTTTGATGTGAGAAAAATTTTCTTAGATATTGCACCTTTGATTCCAACTCCCCAATCTACTCTGTATCTTGGTTTCTCTCCAACTGACTTGGTCTTATACACCAGAACTTTCCTGAATTGGAATATCATGAAGGAATCACATATGTGATTTAAGTAAGAAAATAATTTGGAATCCTTAGTATATACACTGATCCAATATCCTATCCCCACAATTAAAGACAACAAACTGGAACAAGCTTGATCAGAAGGAATGTGGAATCCATCTAGATGTTCAGAAGTTATGTCAATTATATTATTCGACGCTATTCCCAAGATGGACCATATCATGGTACCTGGGTCAGTTTTGCCTGTAATCAGCACAACTCGAGCCAACTGTACGCTAACCCCATCATCTACACCATGTTGAGATAAGATAGAACTTATCTCGGTTTCAAGATCTGGTAATAATTGGAGAGGAACACCTTCAAGTGTTCTGATGGACATCAGTCTGTATGCTCGATCAAATTCTTCATCCTCTGACCTAAAAACGGCAAATTTGAAACGATCCTTGTGGACAGAATGTAGTCTAGGGAAAATTTGGTTTCCAGGCCGCACCTTGAGAGTCGTCATAATTACATAGACTTCTGATGATCTAGAACTTGTAAATGATGTCTGGCATATACTAACATCTTTGAAATACTTCCCAACTTTAGTGAGGATATTAACAGAAGGCTGTTTAAACAATCTACTCAAGTATGTTTTGTATACAATAGACCCTTGTTTTGAGATAATTGAGGGACCATACTTCTCAACTTGGTCTTCTATTTTATCAGAGATTAGAGGGTCCCTGACTTCCATATCCAGTACTATGAGATCAATTTTGAGATGGAAGCTATCAATGTAATATTTGAATCTTTCCCATGTTGTGGATTCACTTAAGTCAGTTGGATCTTCCCACACACTTGAGAAGTTCACACATCTATCAGGACCATCGAACAATGCCTCAACAGCTGGCGGTCCTCCCGGTCTTGCTCCTTTGGTGCTTATTCCATTGTACTCAATTAAAGAATTGTAGATGCATCTGGATTTGGAATTGAGTCTCATCAATGCACTGGTCATTCCCCCAGATCCGTCTCCTCCACAGATAAAATCTTTGTAGATGATACCATACCGGACTATTATGGTTCTGATCTTGTAATGAGCTCCCGTCGCAAGTTGGAACAATCTCAATCCTGAAATGAGAGGACACCTATATTGAGGTGTGTCGGGATAATTATGGCTCTCACAAGAGGTCGTGTACTCAACTTTGACAGACATGATGTCTCCGATAACTTCCTTTCCCCACTTGATTCTTTGGCCAGATGTCTTCTTAATATCTTTAAGAACTTTGACAGCATGTCTGATCTCTTCTAAACACTGGACACCGACTCTAGGGTTGATATTAATGACTGAATCGTCTGAGCATTCTCTGACAGCAGCAGATTCGTCTCTCAAAGCTCTCAACTTCTTTGCTTCACTCTTCCCAATATTCTGCTTGAACAAAATTGGCAATGTTTTTGTAGAGAGAAGGAAAGGCCCGATTATCTCAGGTGATGCCATATCTGAGAATATACAGATTCTGTTATACTTGGGTGTATAACCTTTGGCGTTTCGTTCCAATTTTGAAAATTCTTTCTTCATCCAATTCCTTACCAGACTCCCCAAGTCTGAATCATTTATGGGGTATGATGGTGGAACTCGATGGGGGGAGGATGACAAATAATGAAATAATGGCCCTTTCCTAACTAAATTGAGAAAATTCGGATTACCTGAAATCTCTGTTATACAATGAATCATTCCTCCTATCAATGCTGGCCTCGGTCTAGTCATTTTAGCTACACTCCTTCTATGAATCACATTAATACTGACTGCTTTTAGCAAACCATCTAACAACCCATCCAAGAAGGTATCAGGGATGACTTTGGATTGAATGGTTAGGGGAAACAGTGAAGAATCATCTACATGTCTATTGTCACCTAAGAGCATGTCTCCAAAGAGGAAACCTGTGCTCCTCCCTACTTGATAACTGAGTTCGATAAAATGAAAGTCCTTGGCAGTTATCTTTGTCAACTCAAATGAGGTCTTGTTTTCTCCCCATTCCGTGGAATCAGGTTTCCACTTGTCCAAAACCTTACTCACATCAGGATGAAAGTAAATCCAGTCAGACTCCAAGATTGGCTCATCAATTTCACGAAGACAATCCTTGCAGTGAAGGTGGTGGTGCACTGTTTGCGATCCACAAACTCCATCTAGCATTTCAATGGTATTGAGCTGGGCATACAATATAGAAGGTTGAAACATAAAATCATAATTCTTGTCTCCAATTATAGAGAAAGTGTCAGTAGTGGACAACACCCAGCTCAACTTGGCAGGATTGATTGCTGCATAACCTCCAGATGATTGTCGGGAACAACTGAAGCGGTGTATAGCAGATCCAGTTCTTTTGAAACCTCCTATTGATTTATCCCAATCTTCTCCCGTCAAACCTTTGGATATACTAAAAATGCTCTTGGCCAAATTAGACTCTGGTTGCACAAACCAATGTATTGCACCCCTGAGTTTTAATGCTTTTTTAATCAGGCTAACCTTTGTCTCTCTTTCCCAAGGTTGGATTATGCTAGTGGATTCTGATGTCTTAGAACCAAGATAAGCAGGGTAAGGTCCTCTGCGATCATAATATGTTGCTAAACCTAATGGTGCCAATGTTGTGATGAAATCATTGGGATTTTCAGAATCATCACACAGAGTGCATCCTTCTAATGTTTTGACTGTTCCTGATCCAAACATCTCTAAGGGATGAGGAATGGTGGTTCCCAACACTCTCTCACCCCAGGACAATAGCCTCAGTTGATCTGCATGGGATGATGAACATGACCATATTCCCGGGGGACAAGCAAGTCTAAACCTTGTTAATAAACTATATGTTGATATCTCACTGGTGTAAGTCAATCTGTTGATATCTCTGCTCATTCTCTTAGAGAATGATCTGCGAATTGTTCTAGAATTTTGGAACAATCCAACCAGACTGTCAACTAATCCAACAAATGAGGAAGATCTGAATTCACTCAAAAAACGTGGAAATAATGGCTTAACCGATTTCAGGAATGACATCAGATGCTCTTCCTCGTGATTGAGGTAATCTAGAGCATCAGCAATCACTTCATTCTTGATTTGCTCAATCGATTGTTGAAGGCTCCTCTTGATCTCTGTTTTGAGAAGATTGGTAATGCTCAATCCTTTTGGAATGTTTAATGATGAAGGTTTTTCCAGCAACTTCAATAAACCATCCTCTGTGGCTCTACTTAGTGGTGGATCACCAGCCATTCTCGCAAAGTTCTGGATCACCTCTAAATGAGAATTATCATATAAGTACTTCCAGAATGATAAACTTTCTGTCACAGGATCAGGGAACCCTCTTGTCATAAATCTGGTTAATGCCATACCACAAACTCCCCCCAAGGATGGGTCTAGATACAAGGAACTGATTTTGTAATAAGGATCGTCCAAGCTTTCCGAAACAATTTTAGATGGAGGACCTTTAAGAATAGGGTTGTGTATCTCCAGAACATTTCTAGTCAAATTCCCAAAAAAGTCGTAATATAACATACTTGCTATCGGTGATTCATCAAAGTGAGAAATGGTCAAACAGTTAGTGGATACTGTAGTCATTATATTCCCAAAGCTTAAGATTTGATCATTGGTGGCACACATGATCCTGGACAATCTCTTTGTGAACAAATTCAATACTCTTCCCCGGAAAATCGGAACTTTGCCATAATTTAGGAAATCTGCAGATTGCATGGTTTCATCCTCATTGATGATTAGACCTAACCTCTCAGTCCCTCGTTTGATGGCCTCCATGATGACTGCATTATTTCTATGTATATCTCTCAGATTGTTTAATAGGTCTATTTGAGATGGAGAATGATTTAATTTGTACAGCGTGCAGACAACCTGATTATCGCCTTGAATTAATGTTTTGACCATTGTGTTCCTGATCTTAATCTCTCTTAAGATGGTTAGCACATCCACAATTGCCCAACCTTTTTGTCTTAGTCCTTCCAACCCCCCCAATTGGCCATTCCAGCACACCAATTTGTCTGTCGCATTGACCACCATCCCATTTCGAATTTCCATCAAGTCAGGCCGCGCATTGAAGTAAATCAGACATTCTTGAAAAATCAAATGGGTCATCTCAATTAACCTTGGATATCCCAAAAACTTTCCCATGACTTCAAATACATATCTAGTTGCCTCATATCGCTTATGATTGTTCCATTTTTCATAATCAATGTGATTTGCAATGCAGATGTTTTCATAATCTGCTCCACCTTGGCCTTGGGTCCTATCCAATAATTTTGTGATCACAGTTGTCAAATCATCTGCCATGGTGAGACCATTAAATAGAGGAACAAAATGGGTTTTGATTAAATATTCAGTGATCACAAAATACTCTCTAAGATCCCAAGACATCAAAGAAAAAAATCTCCCATCAATTTTTTGTTCTCTTTCCTTGGGCTTTAGACCTATTGCCTTTGCATTCTTTTCAAGGCCATGATCATTGATCCTTTGTAAGAATTCAGGCCAATTTGTGGCAGGTCGTTCCAATAATGTTTGCAATACCTTTCTGGTTGGGATCGGTTCATTCGGCCTTGTTTGGATGTGGTCAATGATCTCATCCAAATTCATTGAATGAGATTTGTCTGAATACAACAATGAGGGATCTATAACATCTGGAATCTCAAAACACTTATCTAAAGGTAACCTGTGCCAGTTGTCACCAAAGTCTTCAATCTGTTTGGGTGTTGGCCATATATTATTCTCAATGTGGTCTTTAAAGGGATGGTTTGCTGCTACCATTCCCTTTTTAACAAACCACTTCTTCATTTCAAAAAACTTTTTCCTCAAAACAATGAATGCCAAGTCACTTCCCAGACTCTGAGCATAATTATCATCGATATCTTTCCTCATGTTGACTTGAGTATGCAACTTTTCCAGGCCAGAAAAATAGTCAATGAAGGGATGTCCCCAATGTCGAAAGGATCCATAATATATAGTTATCATATCCAAACTATCCTCATGCAAGATATGATCCTTGAAATGTGTTGCTGATATATGTTCATCCTCAAATTCACGGAATGCCATTAACACATGTTGACGAAAACTTGGGAAATCAGGGATGAGTGGTCGATATGTTCTTGCCATCTCACAATACATCAAGTTACATGCAGGTTCCAAAATCTTAATTGCTTTGTAGCCTGAATTTCCGAACGTTGACAGGATGTCATCACCTTTTTCATATAGATCTACTAACTTTGTTATATCTTCATCAGTGAACCTATCATCCAATCTGATACACATGCCTAGTAAGGTGTTAAATCTTCCTACACATATATCCTTCACCATCAAGGTGAAACTTCGATCCAACATGACCTTATTATCCGGGAAATATGCAATACCTCCTGCGATATATACTGGTCCAATTGATGATGTCAGTCTAATCCCGACTGTGTTCCCTTGTTTTTTGAGAACTCTGCCTCCCAATGTCTTCCCCAATACTTCCAATTCTCTTGGAGAACTGGCATTCAAACACAAAGTTATGTGATGGAATTCTATGAACCATTCTCCCCACTTTAATATTTTCTCATTAGTCGGAATGTCTGCCTTCGAAAGTCTCCGGATATCAGAGCTCCAAGTCTTTTTGAATTCATAAAAAACCTCTCCAGTGATTTGGTGATCATCGAATGTTTTTGACAACAATTTGTTTATTAAAACAAAGTTATTAGGCTGTGTCTTGAAGAAATTGCCCATCCATTTGTGCATTTCTGCAGGATCTAATATGTCCCAAGGGTCAAATTTGAGATGTTTCATTAATGCATCCCTCTCTTCCCACTCAGATTTCTCAAAGATAGGTGGATATTTTTCTCCTCTCAATTTTGCCAGGTAACCAATGATATCATCTGCTATAAGAGGTGAATTTAAATTGTAATCTGTCAGGTTGAGGTTCTCGAATTGAAAAAAATTGGACTCAAAGTATTCCCCTTCTTCCTTGGATAACTCATCAAGAAATGAGGTGTATTCATCAGTAAAATCATCATTAAGCAAGTTTCGGTCATCACTGAGCTCATATGAATCCATGATGGATGTTATCACTTGGTAGAGACATTTTTTTCATGATTGCATCAAACTCCAATTGAAACTTGTTCTTTTTCATAAAGGTGGAGCAAGCCATCTTCTCCTTGAATGTATATGAACTCTTCTGGCTCATCAAAAAAAGTCACTTTCTTCTTTCTTTGGCCGCGAATTGTGACCTGAACTCCAACATTCCTCTTGCAACAGCACCATTTTGTCTGTGTGGCCTTATCAGCCAACAGTTTCATCTCTTTCCCTGACTCAGAAGACACCTTGACAGACATCTTTAGAGCTGTTGATTTTTTTCATGGTATTTAGAAGATTTGAAGTTCAGCTTGTTCCAACTTTGGATTGGAATCAGAATTTTGCTTTATATATTGAATATTTTGTCTCTTCCGGATTTTGATGCACATTCCTATAATTAGAATTATTATGATGATGATGATGACGGACAGGATGATTTTCTCTGCCTCTTTAAAGAAGGATCCAAATTTGGACGATGCGACTTCAACCCAATTTCCAATTAAATCTCCAGCATTTGCTGCATGATTCTTGATTAGACCATCTTGGAGAGAATCATGGATTTTACTGGAAAAGTCCTTCAAGACTGGGTGATGAACTGTCTGAAGATCCATTTTTAGAATGAAATCCTTGTCCCAATTTCTTTTGTGGAAACGATCGTGAGGCAAGTCCACTAGACCATTAAAGGCCATTATCCCATTCATAGAGTGCTCTTTCCCATTGCTCAACTTTTGCCAATCTTTATACTTCACGCATTGGTTTTGATGGCGCGAATCTGTCCATAATCCCAAACAATCCTTGGTTGGTTTCTTGTTGGGACGAAGCTTCACATACTCAACATCTTTCATGAAAAGATGGTCTTTGATCAACCGGTAAGCTGGCCCTTGCCCTGGAGTCAATCTCGCAAGCTTGAAGAGATCAAAATAGCTGACTCTCTTATGATGCTCGATGGTCTCTAGTGTCCGAAAGCAATCTAGATCCCACATAATGTCTTCCATAGTAGCTTGTAACGACTCAATCTCATACTCCTCTCCAAGAATCCCGATCTCTTCTTCTTTGCTGCACGCCCTTGCAGTACTCCAGACTGTATCTCCCCCAGTTCCATTCACAACATGGAGAACATGAAACCACAACCCATTGCCGAGGAGAGCTCCAACCTTGCCACAGTAGGTTTTCTTGCAGAGTCCTCTGGCATCCAAGTAAGGATAGTTGTTTCCTATGACCCAAATAGCATGCTGACTATTCTTCTTAGTCCCTCCAACAGCTCTGATTCCCTGAACAACGTCGAGTTGTTCTTCTTCATTCATGTTACACTGTTCAGGTCTTGGGTTCCTATCTGACTCGATCCAGATGGTAGAGTCGTGTATGGTATCACACAATTTACTGTCACACTCTCCCCCAACAAAAACTGGGTCAACAAGTTTGTCTTTGTAAGGATCATATGTGGCTGGATGCTCTGAGATCTCTATATCAGTATTTGATTCTTCATTTGTACTGGCCCAGTAACACCCTGCAGGAGGAAAACTCAGATGAGTCAAAGATCCTTGCTCAAATTTCCTCCTCGCTTCTTCACATTCTTGCTTACTAGGAGGGAGAGGCTCTATCTTTCTAGAGATAGTCTTAGACAAATACCATGTGTATTCACATTTAGTGATCCATCTGCTTTTGTGGCACAAGTAACCTTTAACTGGATCTTTGATTTGTTGCCTTGGTCTGGTCACGATCCAGGACTCAATATGAATATGTTCATTTGGACCAACTGGGGCTTCTGAAGGACAAAACAATGCAGACAAATTGGCCGCTCTCCATTCCCTATCATTCTCCAGAGGAAGAACAAGGGGAGGCTGATGGTACAACTCTACATCATTGTATTTCAACTTTGGGCTATCTTCTTTGACATACCCTTTCCCAGGCTTGGGAGTCCCACTGTAGTGGATCTGTGCCTGCGAACTCACAATTATAACAAGGAGCACTGTGATCAACATGATGAATCACTGTTGCTTTTTTTCATGTGATTAATTAGATCAGAGAAATTTCATGAACTTTGTTGTCAGTCAATTTTACCTCCACCCCATACCCGTTAAAGATTTCAACTGGCTTAGGCAAAGATTGCCCATTTTTCAAAGGCTGATTGTAAAGAAGATGAGCCGGTGTTCCTTTTCTCTTTGATGACACCATCTTATTCTTAAAAGAAACCTCACATGGTCTTCCTCCATAAATTGTGTCAAATGTCTGCTCAAAGGGAATGTACTTTATTGCAGATGAAGTCTTGGGTCTGTGGTTGACCTCAACAACCATGTCCACCGCTGCCCTGTACATGTTGGTGTACGTACAGTCTTGATCTCTTCTCACATGAAGTCCCAGACAAAGATAAAACCAAGTGTCAAGATGTTTTTGCTGGACAGGACTAACATTCTTGTCAACCCACACAGCCAGAATTTCTTGGAGAGCTTTCATTTCTTTGATTGGAACCTCTGACTTCACCACAATTTCTGCTTTGACATAGAGTGATTCAGTTTTGACCAGCTCATCAGGAGGGGCTGAGGGTTCAGGATAAAAGAACCCTCCATAGTAATCAGGTGGAGGACCTTCTGGTATCATAACTGTTTTCTCAGATTCCTTTTTCGAAAAAGACTTTTTCAGCTTGGACAGCATTTTGATCACTGTTGATTTTTTTCATGGATAATGACACAATGTCATAATGTATTCTTTCATATCCAGTATGTCCAAAAGCTTTGATATCAAGTCAGCCTCATCTGAAGTGATTGCAATGACTTCTCTGATTAACTCAGGTGTCAATCCAGGGATTCCAAGATCAAGAGTCATATACCCCTTACCATTCTTCTTTGGAAACTTGATGTCCCCAGTTTCCATTCTTCTGATTATGTCCTCAAACCTGACAGCACTGTTTGACTGTGGTGCTGCTTCAGAGCTTCTCCCTTGATTCACACTTGTTGAGTTCTCTAGTGATGGCGGATTGTCTGACACACTGGATATCTGAGATCTCTGCACCCTGATTGGAGTTGAGACTAGATGTAACGCCTCATCGATCGGATGACAAGTCTGAGGAAGCAGCATCCAGCCTAATTTCTTGAATGCCATATGAAGCATGGCATAACATCGATCATCCAAATCCTCCTGCGATCCCACTGTGTCTAGCAAGATCCTGGGGAGAACCATCGGAACCCCTTCATTGTTGTCATCCTCACTAGACTGAGCCCTCTCCTGGGAATCAATACTCAATTCCAATGGATCAGACAGTCCCAAGCAATGGGTGTCGTCATCCTCAAACTCAGACCCGGCATGAAGATCCAGAATTCCCCCCTCTAGTAAATCCTCTGGCCCTTTCTCTTTACATGCCTGAGCAATTTCTTCATCTTCATCTTCAGTGTCAAATTCTTCCTCATAGGCAGGAACTTCGCTTGGTTCTTCTGCTTTAGTCCAGTTGTCATCAGACCTTGGCTTTTCTTCATTCTCAAGGAAGGTTGATTCCTCATCTTCATCTATTTCTAACTTAGAAATAGAGTCCCAGATATCCTTGGCAGCCAATTTCTTCACTTTATCTCTGAAGTCACTCATGATGACTGTTGATTTTTTTCATGCTCAATCAAAGCCCCTCTCTTTCAGATAGGCACCAACAGTCTCCTTTCTAGGAGTTGCAATTGCATCCATTTTGGCCTTGACCCAATCTTTGATTTCAGGAGGAAGCTGGAAGCCCTTTGAACCTAGATAAGCAAACCATTCATCTGGATTTGCAGCAGATGGTGGCTGACCTGGTCTATCTTTCACAGTTGGTTTGATCTGAGTATCAGCTGGAGTCTCTCCAAAACTGTGAACGAACATAGGAAGGTGACCAAGCACATATGCTGTGATTGATCCATTGATGACACTGTTGAGTCTGTCAATCTCACCAGCCAATCTTGCATTCATGGATCTCTTGGAACTCAACAGGCAACCAATGGTGTGGCAAAACATCACCAGGGAGGGATTCATCTGAGCAGAATAAGGAGATTTGTCACTGATCCCAAAATCTCTCATATAAGGCATATAAGAGTCAGCTTTGTCCACTTCATTGCCTTCAGTTGAGATTTTCTCAACCTCATCAGCCATTCTTTCTGTAAATACCCAGAGAACAAGTTGAGCGACAGTCAAACTGGTTAAATCTGAAATGTGTCTCAACACTGTCAATGCAGCGCAGTCCTTGTATCTTGAGCCAAGGGTACAATATCTCATCTCTGCCCAAGGTGCTGATTTGAATTTGCAGTAGTACATGTCTACTGCAGCCACAATCTTGGTGAAGTTCATATTGGCTAACCAAGACACTGTCAATGTTGAGACTGTTCTGCTCAGCTCTACAGGTTTCTCAGCAAAGCTCAACATGAACTGATTGGCTCTTTTGATGAGTTCAGATTTGTAAGTCTCATCTGTGGCTCTTCCAATTCGGTATTGGAAAAGCAGCCAAAAAACCATCCATTTGTCATCATCATCTTTTGGAATTTCAGCTCCAGTCAAATTTGGAAGATTCTCCTTTTTGATCGAGATATTACACATAACAAATGGATTCACCTTGTCTTTTTCTTTGCAAATGATCACTCCAAATGATTCCCAATCTCGATGAGATTCAATTTCTCCTTTGTCTGCGAGCACATAATAGATGTATGCATTGATCACCTTAATGTTAAAGACTTTGGTCTCCATCATCTGCCGCACAAGACCCCTGATTGCTGGAAGGATTGCCTTATCATGATAGATGATAATTTCGGGCCTTCTAGATCCATCTGGCTTGAACCATTGAGATGGGAATTCTCCCTCAGTCTTCTCCTGAGGAAGTTTTGGTTCAATGACCTTTTGATTCTTAAAGCGGTAGACTTGCATGGAGCTCATCGTAATGATGTTGAGGTTTTTCAGGATCGTCTGGTCCAACCGCACTCATGCGAATCTTGTTATGTTTTTTGTTTTTTCTGGTGATTCTTAAAGCGGTAGACTTGCAT